TACGCGGCTTGTTGTCGTACTTGGTAACTAAGTGCAAAATGCCACGGAACAAATCCTTAACACCTGTCTCAGCCATTGTACGAGCATAGCTTTCTAGCTTGACCTGTGCGCCTCTGACAGTCGCGCTAATAGCACTAGCTGTCGTAGACTGTAGTGCATTTGCATCCAAACCCTGTGACGCCTTGCTCATACCTGTACGCTGTTCTTTGACGTTGTCCAGATAATCCATCAAAGGACGGATTTCACCACCAACAGCAGTGCCTTGAATGGCTTGCACCATACCAGGCTGACGAGCGCGAATAATACCGCCAGCAGTACCCTCAAGCAAATCATCCAGATTCACCTGACCCTCAACAGCAACCATTCGTGGCAGTGTGCTTGTGTATACGCTGTCGAGGTACTGGCGCATTAGAGTAGACTTGATGACCTGCAAGTCCTCAGTCATATCGTAAATGCTGCGGCCAATCATACGATGCGGCATAAGGATTGGGCTAACAACGGCAAATGGAACGTGGTCAAACGGCTCGTTATGCAGGATGTGTGCTGCACCGTCACCAATTGCACAGATACGGCGGCGTTCTGCAATGCCGTCACCGTCAAAGTCTACGTTCATAATGCACTCGTAGTACACGACCTCACGCAATGTGGGGTCTGCTGCATCGGTGCCTGTGTTTGCTTCTAGGTCTTGAAAGCGATTGGTACGCTCTTGGTCTACATCTAGGTCTGCTGTACCAGCGTGTGCCTCAACCTCATCTCTGTCATAGCCCATTGCTACGAGGTCAGAAACTGTCATTGTTGTGCGGTGTGCTACAAAATACGCTTCTTCTAGGCTAGTAGCCCTGCGATTTACCAGAAACTCTTCTGGCGGTACATTTATGACTTTAATCTTGCCCTTGCGCTCTGTAACACGGACTGACAAGTCATAATTACTTTCAAGAGGAACCACCGTTCCATCTTCTTCCATATACGAATTAACAATGGTTTCTTGCTGCTCAACCACATCAATGTCTGGGTTAGACAAGAGCGCAGCCAGTTCATTCTCATCAAGTCCATTATATTCTTCTTCAGTGACATTCTCTTCTTCCTCATAGAAATACTTTACAACGCCAAGACGGAACAACAAGGCATCTTTAAACCAGTTATACAGGATTTTGTAGCCTTCATTATCGTGGTTGATAATGTAGTTTACATAGTCACTAACCTGTTCAGCACGTTCTACATCTTCTGCTGTGCGAGGGCTAAAGCGCACATACTTGTCGTTTGCTGTAAACACACGCATCAGGTTTGGCATAATAGCCTCAACCGTATCTGCTACCTCTGTGCTAACAACTGATGACCGGCCTTGAACCTCGTTGCCAAATGGCTCACCAAGGTAGAAATCCATTGCACGAATGCGGTCTTGAGAAAACTCACTGTCGAAATGATTAAGGGCATCTGTTACTTCCGAAGAAACAATGCTGTTAAGCTGATACTCATCCATTTTTGGCATTTGATTTTTCCTTCGGCTTGGTTTGCCCATACATACAGCAGCCAGAGCTTTTGCACATCTTCTTTGCTACGCAGCCCTTACAAGTCTCAAAACTTGGCAACGCTTCTACTTTCGCAGATGCAGAAACGGAAGCCTTAGCTATTGCTTGAGCTTCCTTACTTAGTTCTACTGGCCTGGGGCGTTGCACAGGAGGCCTTCTCATAACTCTGGTAAACATTACTTATCGCTTGCGTAGTTTCCTGTCATTACCATCTTACCGTTTTTAACGGTATATGGAGACTTTGATGCAGCTTCGCGCCGGTCGCCAATCTTAGGCTTTGGCATTGGAATGGGTGTGCCTTTAGGTGTCTTGCCGTAGTTCATTTCTTTGCCGCTTTCTTTTTGGATGTCTTTTTAAGGATTCCTGTCATACCAATTCCTGTGCTTGTCATAACCGGCACAGACTCTGGTTCCTGCATAATAACAGGCTTTGCATCCTTTTTATAGGCTATACAACGTGCCTGTGCTTGACACCGGCTAGGATACGGACATTTATCACAGATACTCATACTAATTCCTTTTCTTGCCACTAGCCGTCACCGACCAGTTTACACGTTTCGGGCCTGTCTTCTTCTTGGCCTCTTGCTTGCTAATACGGCCTGCAACCTTTGCTGGCCTACAAGCAGGGTAAGCACGTTTCTCGCCTTTCTGGCGGCCACACGGCTTTCCTGTGTTTACGTCAACCCACTTGTCTTTGAACCATTTACCTAGTCCGGCTTGTGCTGGCATTACGCTTTCCCCACACGATTATCTGAGCCGCCCCACTTGCCACCCTTCTCCTTGTACCACTTAGCAGCATAGGCGTTAGCGTAAGCAGAAGGATAAACCTTGTACTTACGCTTCGCCGCTGCTTTGGCTCGTGACCAAAGCGCAGGGTCTTTTGGCTTACTTGCCGCCACAATACTTACCAGTTACTTGCTTTGATGTTTTCTTCATTTTAGCCATTACCATTTCACCTTATTTGCCCAATATGCTGCTGAACATCTGCCCTTTGCAATATTCTTGGCGTGTCTTGCCTTGAATGATTTACGCCGCGCTTTTTCTGATGCTGTGCTTGGGCTTTTACCAGCACCAGAAACTCCTTGCTGCCCAAAACGAATAGTTTTTACACTGCCATCCTCACATTTAGCCACAACAACGTGGCTTTTAGTCGGGTGACTGGGTGTGCGCTTGGGCTTATTATAGCCGGATACGCCAATTCTTTCTAGTCGGGGGTCTTTAGGCATCGTACTCAACCTCGTGAACTTTTGATGTCCTCATCATATCCTGTATTTCTTCTGCCGATATACCAGCGCGAAGGCCAGCACTAACAGCCATACTCATACAAGCATCCATAACGTGCTGCCATTTTGCTTCCGATGTAACAAGCAAACCGGCAATGTGCATCTCTAACATCGTATTGATGGCCTCGACCATCTCCATATACTCTTCTTCAGTCTCATCAAGCTCTAGCTCAATGTCTAGCTCCTTGCTCGGGAACTTCACGATGTTGTCAGTCATACCACCCATCCTGTGTTTGGCTTCAAGCTGCGCTTGCTACTATAACCTCTTGAGTAGCCGCCAGCAATGGCACCGTTTTCAGCAAAACTCAAGACAAAAGCATCTGCTACGTCTGGACTTCTCTGTCCTCTGCGCTTCATCTCGTCCTTGCTCTCGACCTTCAGTTTACCATTAGATAGGTATTTATACCTAATCCCAGTAATTTCCTGTATCAACGTAGCATCATTCGGTATATGGCAATCCCTTGCCTCAAACCATTCACGAGCATTCCAGAACAATTCATCCCGCAGCCGGTTAAACCTGTCCTTCAAACTGGCAGTCTCCGACACAGATATCGCTACGGCAGGCAAATCAAGCTCTCTCAACCTGTCAGCCAGCCCCGCACCAATGCCAATCGCATCAATATATATGCTTTGAGGGCGCATACGATAGTTGCAAGCCTCATACTCAGACAGCACAATACCTGCCATCTCCATAATATCTCTGCCCTGGTACGTCTTAATCGGCTCAACAAGCACATTACCTTGCCGTTTAGCGATAGCACTCCTGTCACCGCCAAATCTTGCAACGTCTACTCCCCATACAACCGGCGTAGTGGGTGAGGCTTCGACTTCTCTCTTAGTTGCCTCTTCAACCAAATAAAGCGGCAATAACACATCATCAGATTGCGTAGGGAATTGACCAAGGACACGCACCCTGTAAACATTAGACTCTTCACCGTATTTGTCCTTCATCTCCTCAAGAAACTGCTCAGAAACCGTGGTTGCCTCGTGACAACTCACCGTCATCGTGTGCCAACGCTCACGCTGAGAATGGTGACTATCAAAGAAAAAACCCTCAGACCGCGTAGGGTTGCCGCACATAACCGTCTTCGCACCGGCAGTGGACATTGCACCTTCACCGACCTGAAAGACAACATCCGGTATACCTGACGCTTCCTCACACAAAAATAACATATTCTCTGAGTGAAAGCCCTGCAAAGCCTCTGGATTCTCCCTGCGACTTGTTCGCGCAACCGCAAAGCTGTCACTAGCCCCTTTTAGGCTAATCTTATCGCTCTTGAACTCCAGTAACTGCTTGAAACCCTCTGGCAACTTCCTTGCCCATTTATCTATCTCAGTCCACAAAACATCACTCAACTGATGCGCCGTGTTCGCCGTTACAGCCACCTTGCACGGATAATGCGTTACAAGCCACCATAACACCAACCAACTCTGAAACGCCGTTTTACCGACACCGTGACCAGAAGCAATGCTAACCTTATCGTGACTTGCAACGGCTCTCAGTGCCTCGGCTTGCCACGGCTGGGGTTTTGCCTTGAGGATGCTGGTGACGAATAAAACAGGGTCATTGTGCAACTGAACAAGCAGGTCGGTGTTTTCAGTCTTTTTCAACTTCAACAGCCTCCACATCAATGGTCTTTTCCTCTAGCCGCTGACGCTCTATCTGCGCCGCTGCTAGTTTCAACTCGTCAACAAAGCTTACAACCTTATGCTCGTGTTCGACCTTCTGGTTCTCGCCGTAAAACTTCGGATACAACTTCGCTGCTCGCCACTTGTAAGTATCAATGACAACTCGCGCCTGTTGGGCATCAAGCTCACCATACTTCATAAGCTCAATAGCATCGTCAATATCATCGTCAATCTTCTGGGCGCGAAGCTCCATAGCGACCTTGTACTGGTCGCGGAAATCAGCGTCATCACGAAGCCACTTGCTAATCGTCATAAACGTAGGGATTTGCTTGTGAGTGCAAGCCTTTCTGGCAGACATACCGTCAGAAACAAGCTCGATGAACTTCTTCTTGCCACGGTCTATCTCTTTGGGGTCAGTTATTTTACGGCCCATTCGTTACTCCTCTATTCGTCCAATAGCAGACTTGATATAACAGTGCAAGAAAACTTGCAACTTTTGGGGTGCTAGGGACGTTTTAGCGTTTTGGTGTTTAAGGGGGGGGTAGGAGGATT